GATTTTAATAATGATGAAATCAAACAGTATCTTGATATGTTTGATCTTTCTTATAGAGACTATGATATAGATGTTGTAGCAGATCTAATTAAAGATAATAAGATAGTTGCTTGGTTCCAAGGTAGATCAGAAGCAGGTCCAAGAGCATTAGGATCTAGATCTATTTTTATGAGTCCCACCAGAGCTGAAAATAAAGATATTTTAAACGAGAGAGTAAAGCATAGAGATCATTGGAGACCTTTTGCTGGTGCAATATTAGAGGATCGTGTAGGAGAATATTTCTTAGAGGCATATACTAGTCCATACATGTTATACTCTCAACATTCTACAACAGATGAGATACCTGCGATTACTCATGAAGACAGGACTTGTCGGATCCAAACAGTTAATAAGGATCAGAATCCTAGAGTTCATGACCTCTTGACTAGATTAGATCCCCCTGTTATACTCAATACATCATTTAATGATAATGGAGAACCTATAATAGAATCACCCTACGATGCTGTTCGGGCATTTAGGCATTTGGACATTGACCATATGGTAATTGGTGATTTTATTGTAGATAAATAAATCAGAACCTATTATTTTTGAGACCAATGGCTTTTTCGGCAACTCATTATATTGTTAATTACAAGACAGGTAATTCAGACAAGAGTATAGAAATCTATGCTACTAGTGCTTCTGATGCAGAAGCTAAACTTAAGAAAAAGTTTGCTGATGCTACCAGTGTTGTTGCTTCAGTTGTATCCTAATGTCACGCAATAAAGTTATCGCATATGCCGATGATAACGGCAAGTGTAGAGTAGTAATCCCTACAATGGATTGTGCTCTATCCGATGATGATGTTATTGCAAAGGATATACCTACATCCAATTATTCTGTTATTGATCCTGCAAATTTACCCTCTAAAGAGTTTAGATCTGCATGGCAGTACAATCATGGCAGTAAGACTGTTACAGCAGATCTTGCTACAGCAAAGACACTTACTACTGATATATTGGAAGCTAAGTTTCTATCTATAAAGAAAGAGAATGTAGATATACAAGCAATAGCAGATATGAAGGGAGAATCTGCTTCTCTTAAATCGAATCCCTCAGTACCATATACAACAATCACTAACGCTACTACTATAACTGAATTAGAAGCATTGATTTGATGACCAAATTTAAAGAGCATACTGCTCAACATGATGAGTATAATTATTCTCGTGAGGATCCTTTTTATATTGTTGCCTTAAGTAAGGATGCAATTGAAGGATTGGATGATTATATTAAAAATATTCCAAAAGATGATGAGCAATGGTGGAGTTGTAAACAAGATCATTTTGATCAAAAGACTGGAGAGATAGCAGAGAAAGATTTTAGAGTTTGTGATATTCATGCTCCATTAAGGAACAGTTTCCCACATACAGTGGGAATGAATATGTTTAACTTTGTTAATAATAAAAATTATCAAATGGACATCAGTACCTTTGAGTTTCAAATTCTTAGGTATAGAGAAGGTGGGCAGTTCTCATGGCATTGTGACTATGGCATTGCACCTAAAACTGATGTATGGAGAAAATTAAGTATGAGTGTCCAACTTTCTGGTCCTGAAGATTATGAAGGTGGAGACTTAGTTCTTGTAGATTATCTTAATCAACACTGTGAAATCCCTAAAAGTAAGGGTGCTGCTGTTGTTTTTGATGCCAGATGTCCACACAAAGCATTTCCTCTCACGAAAGGTGAAAGGTTAGTATTGGTTGGATGGGCTAGTGGTCCTAAACTTAAGTAGGATTATGTGCGTTCTTTAAGAAGCGAGATTCAAATTGGGATGATTTAGTATAAGTAAGAGTTTCTCTCATATCCATTAAGAACATTGTTAGATATTCTTCTCTCATAACTTTTATATTTCTTTTCTTTTCATTGTTTCTAGTCTCTGCTAGAAAATTACTGATACCTATAACTAGAGGTTCAGACGAACCTAAACTTAAAGTAATTTGAGGGTTATCTGGGTCTGGTATGGTAAAATTGCTATCTACAACTTTACCACCTGGTAGGATTAATCTATTTTGATTATCTCTTACTTCTTTAGTTTCGTAGAATGCTGTGTCATTTAACTCGTTACCATATTTTGTCGCACAATAATCATATAATACTTTACCAGTCATTGGCCATTCATCTCTAACATTAATAATATTCGCAACAGTTAATACAACCCAATCAAGAGTCGGATCTCCATAAAGTTCATCAGCAATATCTTGTGGTCTTTTACCTTCTCTAATATTATAAGAGTTTAGAAATGTAATTTCTTTACTAACATCATCTCTAACCTTTGCTCTTAGGAACAAATTTTTAGCATAGATATAATTCTGCCTATCAACTGAAGTTGTTAGGTTATTTTTATACCCAATATTAGGTAAATTTTGGAAGTAGTGTTTAGACATTAGTAACCGACCCCAGTTGTAACTGATTCTTGATCTTCTGCATAGATTGGATTTAATTCTGTAAATGATAGATCCATTTTCATATGAACTGGAGTACCATCACGGTATGTGGCATAAGTTCCACTTCCTGTGTAACTCATTGACATATTTTTTAGAGCACATGTCTTAAATCTATTAAGAAATGGATGTGCTTGTCCTCCTTTCATATATTTTATCCTGAATATATCAGGAGAATTTAGGAATCCCGTTGCATCCTTCCTCATTTTTGCTGCACTTGCTGTTTTTAAAACCTTTATTATCTTCATTACATGATTAGATTCATCTTTGTCTCTAGGAACAAAATCCCATCCAAAGTTGAAAGTTCTTACTGTAACACCACTGAAAACCATTTCAAGGTTTTGGTTGATGACTTGTCCACTAGCCCTTGATAGTAATCCACCTACAGTGACATTTGCTCCAAGAGCATTTGCAGCTCCTGCTGCAGCAACCATTTTTCCATAATTTATTATATTACCTGCTCTTGATCTTCCATCATCACTACTAGCACTTGCCATAAGATCTTTTCCTATTTCTATAGGAGATTTTAAAAGATCCATAGCAGTGTTTGAACTCATTGCTTCCCCAATTTTACTAAGACCCCAAGCAGCAAAATCATTCAATTTACTTTCACCCCAACTAGCTCCGTTCTGATCTTTTATACTTGATGGTACGGGTAGAATAATAACATGTGATGTTGGAGCATTTTGATACTTATCACTAGCTTGCTTAGTTAAACCTTTTAGTCCACCACCACCTGTTGTTTTGTAACCTTTGCTTTTATATGCCTTCTTCGGGTCGGCTATTGGTCCTGTATCTTCAAATCCTAGGAATTTTGTTTCTCCCATCAAATCAGACATTCCACCCGTACCACTCACATCTTTCAAAGACAAAACTTCAATCTGAAAATAATCAGTATGCTGATCTATCATATCCGTTGGATATCTTAGTAGTTTATCTCCAAAACTGGTAACTCTTGACACTATTTTATACGCTTTTTATATATTTAGCTTGAATTTGGCATATGACAGTGATCTAGCATGTTCTAGTTCAGCAACTGATAATTCATGAAATTCTCCTACCAGTTCAGCCCATGTATAATTTCTCATTTTATTCCAATGATAATTAAATCCTCTAAATCCCCATTGTTTTAACTCCATACATGCTATCAAAGGAAACTCATCATATTCTATATTAGGAGTCTTTGGTAGATATACGAAAGTATAGAACCCACCTTCTTCTGGTAAGATAACTTTACTATCTTGTAAAGCATCTAAAACTTCCAGCATCGTATCTTCAGGATCTTCTGTCCCAACAAAATTATCTACAATTGGTTGTAGTCTAGACACCTAAGTCATCCTCCGTCAGTACTTTAAATTCCATTCTTCTATCAGCACACCAGTCTTCTGCTGCATCCCATTTTGCTTGGTTCTTAGCATATTCCATTACTTCTCTTATATATTTTTTATTTTTAGTCTTCTGAACTTTTGGTGCAATACATTGTCTTTTGGGTTTAACTTCAATAATATACTTCTTAGGTACTCCTGATTTATCTTTTACCTTAACATAAAAGTCAGGAAAATATCTATGCAATCTATTGTCAAGTGGTGATCTATATGGTATTATTACCTCCTCACTTCCCCATTCTATAATGTTATTATTCTTATCGCAATAAGCCATAAAGACTTTTTCCCAAGAACTACGATAAATAATGTTACGATAATCCCCTCTATACTTTTTAATATTAGAAGGTTTATACTTTCCTGAACGAGCCATATGTCGTAAAGATCCCTTAAGGTATTTATTGTGCCAGTCTATCCTAGAGCAAAGAAAACTGAACAAATCCGTAGTCTATTCCAAAAGGTTGCTACTACAAACCATTATGAGGTATTTTTTAATGGATTTGCTTCTCTGCAAGAACTTAGGGGTTATATAAGTCAAAAGAATCCGAGAGTGAGTAACTTCTTTATTAGTAGAGATCTTGGATTGTTATGTAATAGTGCCGAATTACCTGCAACTTCTTTTGCTACAGCACAGATTGAAGGTAATAGAATGGGTATAGTTGAAAAGTTTGCACATACAAGAGTATATACTGATTCTACTTTTACATTCTATGTTGATAGTGATTATAGAACATTAGAATTCTTTGAGTTGTGGCATGAATTTATAGCTTCTGGATCACACTATGGTGATAGTAATGATAGGGCAGATACAACACATAGAGCATACTACCATCGTATGCAATGGCCTACAGAATATAAAGTTGATACTATAAGAATACAGAAATTTAATAAAGATCATTTTAGAAATGTTGAGTATACTTTCCTCAATGCATTTCCAACTGCAATATCAGCAATGCCTGTTTCTTATGATGGCAACCAAGTTCTTGAATGTCAGGTGACATTTACTTATGATAGATATTTCTTTGGTCCTATTACTTCTGTTGATAAGAGAACTTACTTCCCTAATAACGGTGTACCAACACCTTCTGCTGTTGGTAACCAAGTAAAACAATCTCCTAGTCAGCAAAGTGATAATGTAACTTATCAATCTGATACAGAACAAGTTAGTACAGATGATGGTAGTACAACAGAATCTTCTAATAATAATTTAGATATAGGTGC